GCAGCTTGTAAAGCGGATAAGCTTGTCCGACCACCCATAAAGGTAGTCGGTGGCCTCCACCACTGGCATATGCCAGTGGACCCATTTGCGTACGTATTTGTGTCCGTAAACGGGTGTCCTAGAGCGAACCTGCTCAATTGGCTCCGCGTAATCGTGTTCCTGCCATGGAGCAAGAGAATTTAATCTCGAACTCCACGATAGGGCACGACTTCTTCGACTCTGGTATTTGTCAAGATACCAAAGGAAAAGTGGGCGGAAACCATTGACGTTCCTGTACCTATTTCTAGGTACAAGCGCTTTCATGCGCGGAACGTACGTTTGACGATTCTTATCGTCTCGCGTAGAAAGGTATCCATGGGTCCAAGCGTGATGCGGAGTAATCCAAATCCCGCTAGTGGACGAGTAGTTAAGAGGAACAAGAGGTAATCTGAAATCCTTAACTAAGGATAGCAGATAAGTCTCTAGTTCTCCTCCAGGGTGTGACAATTTCGCCAATCCATTGATGTTATGGCAAATCACAGCGTGTGATTTAGACCATTTCCTCAAATAGAATGGAGTAATGTCTATTCCCTGATACCAATTTGTCCCACATGACTCCCTAAAAGGGCCGTCAAAATGAGATTTATCGGTATTTACTACAAAACCCATGAAGCTCAGAAGGGCTAAGAGAGAGGGCAGTTTATCGGTTTCGACAATAATGTCGTCACCGTAAACACTAAACTGCTTACTCCCGACAGCCCAACAAGCCGCTGCGAAAATCAGAGTCTCAATAGTAAAGGTAGATCCGTTTCCCATACTGGAAAACTTTTCGTAGTTAACGCAGATTGATAAATCTTCGTTAACGCCCTTACTACATCTGATCGCATCTAAATACTGAAACCATGGATATGGAAATAACCATGCGACAGTGTTATATGATACAGTATCAGAAGCCTGCTTGATGTCAATAGTGGCATACTTGCCATTAACTGACCCAATGCGGGCGAGGTCCTGATTAACAGTCTGGTCTGATAGATCGATTCTGAATTTCTTCAGTCTCCGTTTTACAAAGGAGTCAAATGCTAACTGGAGCGGCATATTGCCGTCAGGTTCGCAAGCGATCGTTCTTTCAGTTTTCCATGACTTAGGAACAAACTCAACGCGGTTATGTTCACAAGTTCTACCCTTAACGAACTCAAAGCCAAAGAATTTGGCTAAGACTTCAATATAGGGTTTCGCTCGCAATGTGCACGAAATCGTACGGCCCACTTTCAAGTGAGGCAACGACTTAATGCGCGACCGCGTGGCGGTGGCCCCTGAGGTAACTTTCAGTAAATCAGGCAGTTGATCCAAGAAGACTGTGAAGTCTCCTAGGACCTGATCGACAAACGTCTCTGCCCTAGACATTGCTATCTTCATAGTATCCGTTTCAGGATAATGAAGGAAAGCTTCATCTAGACGCTTATTAACATCACCGCAGTGATCCTCAGCTTCGAAGAAGCTCTGAATCGCCGCTTGGCGCGTTAACTTGCGTACAGCAAAGACGGCATTCTTCTTAACGAATGCCTCGATCTGCAAGAGTACTGAATATCGATTCCGTGATGCTTTTGCGTCTGGAATCAAGCTACTGCAGGAAGCTAGACGTTCATGGTCTCGTGACCTTATCCATCCACGGATAAGGTTTAACGATTCCACGTCTAGCAGGCCGCTGTTATCACTAATATAACATCGAATTAAATCGTACGTTATATCACGGGGTTTCTTATTCATGGAAATCTCCGTTAAACAGTGAAGTGATATCAAAGACTACTTGTCAGGAAAATTGACTAAATTTTCTAAAACAGGTAGAATTTGGTCTTCGGTTGTGAATACTCCAATATAGTACAAATAAATAAGTGCTATAATGGATAACACAAACGAGATCCTGCGAAGTGGTGTCTTAAAAACACCGAATAACTTCGCAGAAATCGCGTGGTAGTACCTTAAAGGACTCATCGTCCTAAGAAAGGTAATACTGACCGTCGACAGTAGCAGCGAATTCATCACCCGCGATAATATCGCGAAAGATGACTAAAGCTGCAGCTATATCGGCTGCTATTCCATGTTTGGAACGGCGAACCTTCACTGAGAAAGTGATTGGCTGGTCCAGGATCTCCGCGTCCGAGTCTTCGGTCGTAGAAACGACCGTTATCTCGTCCTCGAGGACTACCTGGGCACCAACCGGAACACGCCTCCGTTGTAGCACAAGTAACGGCTTAACAGCCGTGTGTGCCGGACACGTATACGTTCGAGCGTTCGAAGAATCCGAAAACTCGGTTAGGACTGTTGACATTGCTGCCATTAGTTTTCTCCTAGTTGAGACCCGGCAAACCCAAGCGAAGCGAGATTAAAAGCTCTCTTAACTTGAGGTCGGGCCTTGATTAAACCCGCCACTATAGCTGCTAAGTCAAAGACTTTCGCAGCGTCTAGTCTAGGGTGAATTTGAGGAACTATTGGTACAAAAGCAGGAAATCTCTCTGTATACTCAACGTCAAAGTCGGAAGAAACTACCAAACCATAGTCCTTGTAAGAACCAAGGAAGGTAGTACTAACGACATTGATAGTACGAGACGCCCGGATGAATAAACCTCCGGCCGCCTGGTATTGAGTATTTACAGCGAGAAAACTTGCAGCCTGAAGAGAGGCGCCCACGTTTAGCAACCAATCTAGAACGAAACTGAGAGTTACCAACTCCCAGGCCGTTGTAAAAGGGTTAAATGCGAAACTTGGAGGCTCGATATCAGCAATCACAGATCCTCGCACTGAAACGTCCCACGTAGTGGTCCGTCGCAGGTTGATGATCCGTGCAGTGTTGGTATCGGTAAAGTTATCGACATCTACGTCGAGAAAACTCATGCCTTTCCTCTCTTTGAAGCGTCGCCGTTTCACAGTAAGCTCAGACAAAGCTTGTGAGATATCTTTCATATCATACAAGATCAATCGCCAGCCATACCTTCCTTCCAACCAGATTTTGTCTAGTTGTCCGGAAGCGGCATACTTAGCGATGCGATACACTGTTCTTTGGAACAGTGCCAGCGTCTTAGCGAACTCCGCGGCGAACGTGAGAGTATCCCACCCCCGACTATAAATGTCGGCTGCTGCCTTTTGGATGTAAGGATCAGCGTCGTACTTACGACGATAATCCCACACCTCATTAAGCGGCAGATTCCAAGGATGCGATCCTGTGCTTGCACAGGATGGAAATACGTAGCGTGTAGGCGTTTGCCAGGCTTTGTACGAGGAACTCGTTGAGTACCTCGCATCATTACCGGTAAAAGTGCCAGCCGCATCGTATTGCGTCCAAGGAGTGTAGGGAAGTAACTCTCCTCTTTTCAACCTCAGGTTAAAGTCCTTCAACTTCTGTCCCATGCTCACCTTATAAGAATATAAGGCGGGCTGTTGAGACGTGAGTTGATAGACAGGCGGAGCACCGTAATAGTGGCTAACTGCCACATCGGTAAAACCGCTACCTGTTGTTTTATAGGTTGTTAAGTCTTCGTCGGCCATTTGCTAATGTCTCCTAGTGCGTTCCAGTTAACACTGGGATGAGGTCTTTATAGAGCCGAATTTCTTCGACCGGAGGGCCTGGTGGCC